GCGTTTTCGGTTTAATCTGGTTCGTATCCTGCTGCGGCGAAGAAGTTGGCGCACTCGTCTGGCGTGACGGTGTCGACGAGGCGTCCGATGGCCGACCACAATCCCTCGACGGTTCGCTCGGCCGCTTTGCGCAGGAGCGCCTTCAGCTTCGAGAACGCCATCTCGATGGGGTTGAAGTCGGGCGAGTAGGGCGGGAGGAACAAGAGCCGCGCGCCGGCTGCCGCGATCGCGGCACGCACGGCCGGCCCCTTGTGGCTTCCAAGGTTGTCCATGACGACGATGTCGCCGGGGCCGAGTTCGGGCACCAGAACCTGATCGACGTAGGCCTGGAAGGCGTCGCGGTTGATCGGCCCATCGAGCACGAACGGCGCGGCGATCCCGGACAGGCGCAGGCCGGCGACCAGGGTCGTGGTCTTCCAGTGACCGTGCGGGATGGGCGAGCGCAGCCGCTCGCCGCGCGGTGAACGCCCACGGGTGCGAGCCATGTTGGTGGAGGTCCAGGTCTCGTCGAGGAAAACCAGGCGCGCAGGGTCGAGATCGGGCTGGCCCTCGAACCAGGCCTCGCGCGCCGCTTTCACGTCCGGGCGTTCCTGCTCGGCGGCGTGAGCTGTCTTTTTTTGTAGGTGAGATCGCGTGCGTCGAGGAAGCTCCACAGGGTGCCGAGCCCCACCGTGAGAGCGTGCTCGTCCCGGAGCCGGGCGCGCATCTCCTCAAGGGTGATATCGTCTTGTCCGTCGATCAGTCCGCGCAAGAAGGCCTCGTGCGGATCGAGCTTCGAGCGGCGCGCTCGCCCTTGCGGACGAGCGGCCACCGTCCCAGTCGTCGTGAGCGCGGCCATCCAGCGGATCGAGGTCGCGATGCCGACCCCAAACCGCGCGGCCGCCTGGCGGCGCGAAGTCGTTGCCGCGGCCTTCACCACGCGCTCGCGCAGGTCCTGGCTGTAGGGTCGGCCCATGCTTCGCTCCTTCTCAAGAGCGATCAGTGAATCAGCCCAACAGCTTCGCGTGAACCCCACCTGCCCGATGCAGCTCAGACCGAAAACGCTCTAGCTATTCGATTGTCATTTGGCATCCTCCGGCGTTGATAGATCCGCCGGCGACCGTCGAGAGGACTTGCGCGTCGATGCGCACCGTGCCGGTCGCGGTACAGACGATGGACGCGTCCAGGCTGACAATCTGTACGGTAGCGCTCTGCGGGCGTCGGTCCTGAGCATTGTCCGCATCTTGGTAGAACTTTACCGTTCCAGTACCTCCGGTCTGAGCCACGATCAGCAGCAGTTCGCCTGATGCCGTGGTTGAGATATGGCGGAGTGCAGCCGAGACCCGGCGGCGCTCGCCCTGGCGCATGTAAGTCGTGATCGATGCGATGCTCTGGGTCGTGCCGCTGCTTGTCACAGCGGCGGCGTTCTTCGCGGAGACCGGGACGAACTTCCGCTTGACGCTGTTCTTGCCAGCGCTCGCTCCGGTCTCGGTGTAGAGCACGCCGGCCGGGGTGCCCTGCACGAGCAGATCGACATGGTTGTCGGTTGAAGATGCGTCGAAGGTCACATCGACGTCGCCGCCCGAGGTCGTCGCCGCCAGCGCGCACCCGCTGGATCGCGAAACCGAGAAGGTCTTGAGCTTGGTGCTGTTGGTGTAGTTTGATATCTTGACGTTGGACGCCTGCGATCCGGTGCAGACATCGAGCGCAATTCCGACCCACTCCATGGCTGCGGGCGAATTCGGGTGCTTGTAGAGCACGAGGTTCGCGAGGTGCGCCTCCGGGCAATACTTTGCCGTGACGCCGCCGAGGAAGCCGTTGACGTGTCCCTGATGGAACTCCAAGCCGGCTGCAAAGCCGCTAAAGTCCAAGCGTGCGCCCCAGAGAACATCGACGCAGTCGATCTGACCGACGTTGATGCCCTCGATCGCACCGGGAGCGTAACCGTCGATGCCATATTTCATGGCATAGCCGCGGATCTTGCCGATGTACCCGCACCCAGAACTGGCTGCAGACTCGAAGCGCACGGCGTAATCGGCTGGCGTGTAGTTCTCCGGCGTGGAGCGGCCGGGAATAACCCGGCCCTCGACGTAGATGTCATCCACGACGCACCAAAGATTGTCCCGCAGGAGGAGCCCCCCCTTTGGGCCGTGCTTCGTCCGGTCCCAGCCGATGACGCGGAGGCGTTCGTAGGTGCCGCGCGGGATGGCGGTCTGCTCGACGGCATAGGTGACGTCGATGCCGATGACCGTCTCCTGCCCAAGCGTGCAGACGTCGAAGTCACGATAGGCGGTGCTGAACCGGGGGCCGCTCTTCGAGGATTTCAAGGCCCGTGTGCAGTTCACCCCGAACACGAACTTGGAAATACCGACGCCGAGGCCGTGGAGGCATTCGTTCACGTCACCGGCCACATCGAGATCGGCACCGATGTAATAGGCTCCGGGGCGCCCGGCGATGACGCGAGCTCCCGATGCGCGCGCCCGGTTGAAGGCAATGCGGTTGTCGGTGGCGGTGGCCGGATCGCCCGTGAAATCGGCGACCGCGCCGAACGACTCCAGCGTCCGGTAATCGGCGAAAATTTCACGGGCGATCCTGGCGAGAGTGGCACCGACCGGCGTGATGACTTCGTTTCCGACTGCACCCGAGGCCACGCGCCCGGCAATCGCCATGCCCTGCGCGAGAGACACCGGTTTAGCCGCGTCCGCGGTGTTATCGACGTTGCCCAAGCCGATATTGCTGCGAGCCGCGACGGGGTCGGCGAGATCTCCGAGGTTGGCCGCGCGCTGCGCTGAATCCTCGATCGCCTTCGGAAGCCCGAGCACGTCGGCGACGTTGTGCTGGTGCTGGGCGGGCGCGGCGTTGGCCACGCCCCCGACGCGGAAGCCACGCACGTCGAACACGTCGTCAGCCCGCGCTGCGGTACTCAGGACGACACGACTGCCATCGGTAGCGGTGTAATCCTTGGTCTGGAGCACCGCACCGTTGCGGAACATCATGACGATGCCCGGCGTGTAACCGCCGGGAATGGTGAGCGCCGTCTGCCCGTCCGCCAGATTGCCGTCATCGAGAGAGAAGCGGGCGGAACTCAGCATCGCCGCCCGGCCGAGGGCGTCGGACAGAATCTGGTTGGTGATCAACTCGACGAAGCTGCTCGCCCATCCGGTAGGTGTCTTGGGCGGATAGAGACGGGGCGGCTGCGTCGGCGAACCGAGATCGATCCAGAAATCCCCAACACCACCATCGGTCGCCAAGGGCGCCCGGCTGCCGCTCAAGATGCCTGCGCCCCGCGCGCCCTGGCGTCCCGCCACCGCCACAGGGGTGACGATGGGCTGCTGCCGCGCCGCGAACGAGACTGAGGCGCCGAGGAAACGCGAAAGGTAGGCGCGCAAGCCCGACGGTTCGACGTAGTTGATCCGCACCGGCATGAAGAGGTAGCGGGCGCTGCCGAAGACCTCCAGGATGTCGGCCGTGAACTCGATGCGCTCCAAGTCCTTCGTAGCGTCCCGCGGCGCTCGGAACACCAGCGTGCTCGGATCGCCTTCTTTGAGCGAGAGTCCACCATCCTGGCCCATCGTCAGTTCGATCTTCGGCTCGACGATCTGAGCCCCGCTACGGGCCGGCGTGACGAGCATGATGAACTGCCGCCCCGCCAAGGACAGCGTGGAGCCGTCATCAGCCGACCGGAAGACCAGCTCACCGTACCAGTCTTCCTGGGTGGTGAAGGTGAAGGAGGCGATGTTGTCGGCCACAGGGAGGCCTCCAGGCAGCCGAAAGGCCGCGGCGCGGCGGTGAGCCACGCGCGGGGTCGGTCAGGTTTTTCAGGGGGACGGTGGGAGGCTCGGACGCCTTACTGCGCGGCGAGCGGCGCGACGGGCATGGCCGCCTCGGCAACGGCCTCAGGGCCGTCATTGAGCAGGGTGGTAAGGCGCTCGACTTCGGCGCGGTGGATCTTCAGCAGATCCAGCAGCTCGGCGTTGCGGCCGGCGAGCACGATGCAGCGGTTCTGCGCCATGCTGCGCTGCGCCTCGATCTCGGCGATGCGCCCGTCCATCTCGACGGGCGAGTGGATGGGCGCGGAAGCGGCGGGGGCGTGCTCGCTCATGCGACGGGAGCCTCGTCCGAGCCACGCTTGGCCAGGTTGCCGCTCGCGACCTGGACCACAATCGGCAGGCCCGTCGGGCTCAGCAGCATGACGTGCGACCACGCGCCCGGCACGTCCAGGAGCATCAGCCCAACGTCGCCAGCGCCAAGATCCGTCGGCAGGCCGGCGCGGTTGGCGATGTGGACGGCCTCACCCGGCTTGAACGGGCTCGACGCCAGCATTTGCGCGAAGCGCTGTTCAAGGAAGGCGGCGATCTCGTCGGAAGACGAGAGCGTTCGCGTCGATGTCTCGGTCACCGTGACCATGAAACTGATCCTTTCACCGCTTGCTGACAGAGAGTTTGAGCTGCCCGAACTTGATCCGGCCGGAGCCGACCTGTCCGGTGAGCTGGTAGAGGAGGCAGATGCGACGCGGCCAACCGGCAGGCAGGATCTCGAACAGTGCCGGCCCGGACTGGATTGCCGTGTCGTTCGATACGGACGGCGGCGCCGAGCCGCCGGCGGATGCAACGGCGACGGCAAAGCTGGCCTGATAGGGGACGCCATCGAGGCCAACCGCGACGACAAGCCTGGTCGTAGTGGACAGGTTGGCGTTGCCCTGAGCGACCACGTTCAGGATCGCGGTGCCGCTGAACAATGCGCTCCACTGCGCATCCGGGGACACGGTCATTCCCGTTCCCGGCACCTCCCGCCAATCGTTCGAGAATGCGCCGCCGTCGACCTCGTTGGGGGTGACGAGCGACCAGTTCTCCGTGGCGGCACCCGGCAGGATCGCCTGCTGCGTGACCCTCAGGCTCGGGATGGTGAGGGTGTAGCCGTCGAAGGAGAACGCCGGCGCGGTTTGGCCGTTGGACGTGATGTAGAAGGCGTTGGCGTCGATGACGAAGCGACTGCTGCCATCCGGCAACAGGTCGATGTAGTAGCCGGCTCCTCTGAGCTGCCCGCCGGACACAACGGCCAGAAGGGTTTCGAACCGGGCCTGCACGCCCGCGATGCCGGAACTGGCCTGAAGCGTCATGCGGCCCGTGGCGGTGCCGCGATCAGTCTGAGCCTGAACGCTGGTGATCTGAGCAGCAAAGGCGTTATCCGCGTTGATGCGGGCGACCTGCTCGTTCAGAAAGTATGCCTGAAAGTTGTCGACCTTTGCGTTGACGCCCTGCGCATAGGTCGCAAGCGCGTTGTCTTGACCAACCCGCGCCTGTTGCTCGGTGACGATGGCCGCGCGGTTGTCCTCGTACTGAGCGCTTAGCACCTGAAGACTGGTGGCGGTGGCCGAGTCATTGGAGATCCGAACCTGCTGCTCAGATAGGAAGTAGGCTCGATCGCCGTCAGTCTGCGCGATGAGTAGGTCGGTCCGCCGGGCCTGGACGCCGTCCCCGTTGATCCTCGCCTCGCGCTCGGTGACGACAGCCGCCTCGGCACTTCCGAGCCGGACGACTGCGGCGCTGAGATCACCGGCAATCGCCGTGTCGGCAGTTAAGCGTTCCTGCTTCTCATAGAGGACGGCCGCCGTGTTCGCGTCGCCAACAGCTGCCGCGGCGAGCACGCGGGCGAGGAGGTCGCTGGCCTTCTCGTTGGCCACACGCTCCACCTCTAGGATGTAGGCGATCCGGTTGCGGACGTCCTGCGTCAGGCCCTCGTAGTCGATGGGCTCCAACACCACCGTGCCCGCGCCGATGATCAGCGAGGGCGCCGCGACATCGACCACCGACCATGCCCCGCGCGGGCCGGCCGGCGTCACGCCGCGGACCCGCACCTTCATCTGGTCCGAACCGCCGACCACAGCCTCGAATGTGGTCCGGTCGCCCTCGTAGGCACCGATCCACGACGCGCCAGCATCGTAGGAAACCTGCGCCTCGTAGCTCACCGCGTTCTTGGCCGGCTGCCAGCCCGCCGTCAGGATCAGAGAGGCTTGCCGCTGGGCGATGCTGGCCATCAGCGCGGCGATGACCGGCAGAGCGGACGAAAACAGGTCGGGGATCTGCAGGAGCGGCGGCACGCCGTTTTCGGTGGTCGCATAGACCTCAGCCGCGTCCATCACGCCCGAGAGATGGATGTGCTCACCATCCTGGTCCGGGTCGCCGTCGGTGATGAGCACCGGGAATGAGCGGGGCTGACCAGGGGAGAAGGCGAGCCACGCCGGCTCCTGCGTGCCGGTGCGGCCCACCGCGTCGGCAAGCGTCACGCCACCGACCTCGGAGACGCTGACGATGGCCTCGGCGTCGTTGGCGCCGCGCGTCACCCGCACCGGCCCCCACGGGCTACCGTCGCGACGGCGGATCTCGACATAGTGGTTGCCGCTCGCCGCCCATTCCGGGGGTGGGTCGAGCACGAGGCACCGCGAGGACGGATTGAAGCTCAGAACCTCGCAGGACTGCCCCCAGGTCTCCGGCTCCTCCGTGGTGATCCGCACGAGATCGCCGCGCTTCAGCAGTCGCCCTTCCATGCGGGCGGTCCACGAGACGGTGATGCGGCGATACTGGCTCTCGGCCGCCATCATGCGCACCATGCCGGTGGCCTGCTTGCGGTTGACCACGCCTTCGAGCTGCACGCGGGCCGGCTTCAGCAGCGTTACGCCGTCGGGCGCGGATGAGACCTCGGCGAGGCGCCATGTGGTCTCGTCGACATACTCGCCGACCATGCCGTCGGCCCAGGCCTCGTCCGACAGCGCGTAGTCGATCTCCAGCGTCTCGCGCACGATGTCGTTGTCGGTGAAGAGCATCCGCGGCAGCACGCGCGGCTCGTCACGGGTGATCGTGAGCTTGTCGCCCACCGGCGCCGGGAAGGCGCGGCCTGCCTTCAGCACCGTCTCAAGCACGTCGTCGAGGTTCTGCACCTCGGTAAACCGGTGGTCGAAGGTGTGGCCGAACGCATCCCACAGCGCGGCGTGGCGCACGAAGCTCTGGAAGTCGATGTCCGAGATGCTGAGCCCAGCGGCGTAATCGCTGTTGCGCCACCAATCGAGCGCAGCCCAGGCGATGGAGCGCGTCGGCTCCTCCACGAACAGCCCGTCGCGCCAGACTGGCAGAATGCGCGTGCCGATGACCCGAAGCTGGCCGCCGGAGACGCCGGATAGTTGCTTCGAGGCGACGCCCTTCACCGCCAGCGTCGTGACCCGCGGGAAAGCCTGCGGCCCGTCGATGTGCGCGCGCAGGGCGGTCCACGTCACGTCGTCGGTGCCGCCGATCTTGGCGATGCCGCTGTCGTTGACGCTCGGGTTGCGACGGCGCCCGCGGACCTCGTACCGGCCCGGCGCCACGTCGACCCGTTCCGTGACCCGGATCTGGCTCTGCTTCGCCTGGCTGTAGACCTTCTCGAAGACGGTGACCCATCCGCCGGTGGCCGCGCCGGCATCGTTCACCGTGCGCGCCTGGATCTCGATGTCCGTGTTGGCGGCGAGCGTCCGGTCCTTGAAGGTGACGTAAGCGCCGCCCGGCCACACGAAATCGAGCAGGAGCTGCTTGGCCCGCGTGCCCGCGGCGTTGACGATGTAGCCCGGCGTGAAGTCGGTCGCGAGTTCGGCCCCGCTCAATTCGTCGGCCGTGACCACGTTGACCGGGTAGAGCGTGACTTGCTCGCCCGGCTCGACGATCTGAAGCTCGATGCCGGGATAGTCGGGACTGGGGCCGCTCTCGTAGTGCCAGATCGGGGTGTCGCCGATCAGCACCTGCTCCACCCGCATCCGACCGCACGTCAGCGCGTAGAGCGCATAGTCGGTCATCGCGTCGCCGGCATACTCGCTGTAGGTCGGCGCGGCGTAGTCGGGGGCGAACTTGAGGCGGCCGTTCAGCACCGGGATCGGCTGCATCGGCCGGGCCGCGTTGCCCTGTAGGCCGAATGAGTAGAGCGCGTCGCTGCTGTTGGTCTTGCCGCCGGCCTTGGGGGCGAGGAAGTGGCTGATCGCAAGGGCGCCGGCACCGACGATCGCAGCCGAGGCAACAGCGCCACCGACGCTGCCGAGCGTTCCGGCCAAAGCAGCGCCTAGCGGGCCGGCCGGGCCCGCCACCGCCGTGAGCGCCACCAGCGCGACGACCGATAAGATACTCTTGGCCGCCGAGCCGCCGCCGGACCCGCCGCCGAGCGGCCGGCTGACGAACTCGACGTTGTCGTTGGCCCCGAGCGCCCGCGTCTTCCACTCGGCACGGGCATAGAACTCGCCGTTGATCCGGCACACCGTCGGCAGATCGAAGCGCCATGCGACGCGCACGAGGTAGGCAGCCACGGTCTCGCCCATGACGGCCTGCGCTTCGGCGATCGGCAGCACGATGGCGCCGCTCTCGCAGAGCGAAGGGTCCGCCGGGTCGAAGACCTGGAGGTTATGCCGGACGGCGATGTGCATGGGGTCAGGCGCGCCTGAAGCAGCGGAGGTAGTGGAAGCCGATCGCGCGCAGCGACGGCAGATCGTCCGCCACCACGCCGTTGGCCTCGTCGATGTGCAGCACCACGCCGGCCGTGCCGGGCACGACGTAGGTGCCGAGGTGGAAGTCGCGTTTAGCCACGTTGCCCATCAGCACGAGGTCGCCGTCTTGGGCCTCGTGCTCGGGGATCTCCCGCCATTTCTGCCGCTCCGAGTGGTTCAGCATCGCCTCGGCCTGCTGCCGGGTCGTCGCCGCGACGAAGGGCAGTTCCGGCATCGGCACGGCGTAGAGCGCCGCCTGGACGTGCCGGGCGAGGCCATAGCAGTCGAAGGCGTCCGGGCCCGTCGCGCCGATCCGGTAGGGCCGGCCGATCAGGTCCGAGAGGAAGGCGATGCGGTCGGTCATCAAGCGGGCCGGCAGGCTTCCCAGGCCCGCCCGTCGGCCGTGATCATAAACTCGCGCCCATCGGGGAGAATGGCTGGGCGGGCCTCCATCCACCTTGTCGCGTCCACGGGCGCAGCGACGATCTTCAGGCTGGGCACGCTCAGCACCCGCCCGTCGAAGCTGAAGCCGGCGCTCGTGAGGCGACCGCGCACATCGGCGGCGAGCCCCGAATAGTCGACAGGCGGCAGGGCCGGCGCACTCGCAGCGGCCACGGCAGCAGGGGCGGCAACCGGCGCAAGGCCGAGCCACCGCAGAACGGATCGACGGTTCATGTGATCTCCTATGCCCCAGCCGCCACCATGAGGGCTGGAAAACGCTGGTTGTCGAAGATCTCGCGCATCACGCGCAGCTTCGTCGGGTCGGCCATGGTGAGCGTCCCGTCGAGCCGCGCGCCCTTGCGCTTCACGCTGCGCAGGAGGAGCCGGAACGGGCCGTGCCCGACCGTGTCCGGATCGCTGGCGAGGTAGCCGCGGAAGATCACCACCACGCTCTCGTTCAGCTTGGTCGCCGGTTCGAGGTAGCGAGCCACCTCCCGGTTCACGTTGTCGATCCAGATGGGCGCCTCGACCCCGAGCTTTCCGATGCGCGGGTACTCGATGCCGAAGGGCACCGCCTTGAACAGCACGCGCTGGCCCGCGTTCAGCGGCGCGCCCTCGTCCAGGCGGAAGGTCGCATCCATGGTGTCCATCACCGCGCGGATCGGCGATGGCTGGCCATTCTCCACGAACTGCGAGTGGATCAGCTCCAGGGTGACGTGCATCACCTGCGATGCGTCGACTGTGGCAGCGGCCTCGGCCCAGGCCTGCGTGGCGGCAATCGGCAAGGCTCACAGCCCCCGGACGTTGAGAGTGCAGGTCACCAAAGTCTGGTCATCTGCGAAGGGTTGCTCGGACACGCCCTCGGCGCCGTCGCGGATCTGCACGAGACGGCTGACGTACTGCTGCTGTCCTGCGTCCCAGACCGGCATCGTGAACTCGGCCGCGCCATCCCCGAGCCGGTTCCAGAGGAAGTCTCTCCACACCACAAGCTCCTGCGGTGTGAAGTAGATCTGGAACTGGATCGGCACGATGCGCAGCGTGAATTGCCGGCGCATGCGGACCTTGCCCGACTGCATCGGCGACTTCATCAGCGCCAAGCCGGAGTTCTGGATCGAGTAGCCTTCGCGCAGCCCGTCGTAGGGCAGAATGGAGGGATAGCTGAGGGCCATCTCAGCCTCCCGTCATTCTGCCGCCGGTGAGCTTCTTCAGCGCCGCCCGCGTCTCGGATCCGCTCAGCAGCGCGGCGGCGATGGTCTTGTCGATCGTGATTTCGGTGCGGGGCCCGCGCGGACCCATGGTGGTCTCCGCGCCGGTCTTGTCGCCGGCGGTCACGTAGACCTCCGTCACCATGCCGGACTTGTGGTCGCTCGGCAGGTTCGGTGACGGGGCGGCGCCCAGGCGCGCTTCCTGCACAGCAAGCGAGCCGGCCGTGAGCGCTCCCAAGTCCGGCATCAGGCCGTCGGCGAATTTCGGCAGGCGATCACTGACGAGCGCCTCCACAAGGCGGCGGTTCGCGGCCACCGCCCTCGCCGGGATGACGGCCTCGCCGTTCGAGATCCGGGCGACGATGCTGTCGCTCGTGCCGGTGCCAGGGCCTTTGACGATTCCACCATCGGCGAGCCAGAGGCCGCCGCTTGTTGGCAGTGAACCCCAGCCGCCTGCGGCAGTCGATGCGCTCGCGCCGCCACCGAAGAGCGACGAGAAGAAGTTGCCGAAGCCGCCGACTCCCTCGCCCCCGGCACCCCCGAGGAAGCCCGTCAGCATCCGCTCTAACGGCTTGAAGGCGGCATCAAGCGCGAGGTTCATCACCCGCGTCTTGAAGGTTGCCAGCGCGTCCACCATCGTCGCCGTGCCGGTGGCCACACCTTTCACCATGTCGGTGAACGAGGACGTGAAATCCTTGGCCCACTCGGGAGCGCCCTTCTCACGCAGGCGCTGCTCGATCAGGTCGAGGTTGGCGGCGATCTCCGGCGAGGACTGCGCGGCCCGGCGCACGCTCTCGATCTGCTCGGCGAGCAGCCGCCCGGGGAAGATGTCGTCGAGTGCCGCCTTTCCGAGCTTCACGCCTTCCAGCAGGCGCATCTTTTCGTAGATTTCCTGCATGACGGGCGGAATGCTCGTCATGTCGCCGGACCGCGCGGCAGCGATGAACGCCTGGATCTGCTCGCTCGCCACCTTCGCGCTCTGTGCGAATCGGACCGTCTTCTGGTCGAAATCGTTCAGCGCCGCGACCTTCGCGTCCTGATCCAACTCCTCGAGCTTCTTAGCGAGCGTTTCCTCGTTGCGCTGCTCAGGAGACTTGCGCCCCTTGTCACCACCGCGCGCAGCCTTGCGATTGGCCGAGATCTGATCGTTGAGGCGATCCTGCTCAGCGAACACGCGGCGGGCGCGATCCGCATCCAGTGCCGGGTTTGCTTGCTGAGCCTCCAGTACCTTGGCGTCGACATCCTTGCCGGCGGCCCGAAGCGCAAGCACGCGGTTGGCCTGCTCGACCTTGTTGAGCGCGGCGTCGGCCTTCGCCTGCTCCGAGGCGGCCAGGGCGCCGATGTTCGGCAGAGCGCCCGACACCCCGACCTTCACCAGGATGTTCGCGACAAGCCCGTCCAGCCCCTGCACGCGCGCCCCTAGCACCGCCATATCCGCGTTCGCCGTCAGCGCCTTCTGTGCCGCCGCTACAAGACTGTCGATCAACGGCTGAAAGCTCGGGAATTTCTGGCCGAGATCCAGCAGCGAAGTCGCGTATTCCTCGGCTGAGATTGCGCCGTTGCCGAACGCCTGGACGAGATCGTTGATCTCCGGGACGACGGCCTTGCCGGACAGCGCCCCCATCGCATTGGCGCGGGCCTCGACGATGTCCTGGGCGAATTGTGCGATCTGCTCGCGGGAGGTGTCCAGGCCATCGATGTTGATGTCCGTCTCGCCGAGCGAGAGAAGCTGGTCCTTGATCTCCTTGATCTGCGCCTTGAATGCCTCGACGGCCGGGCCAGCGTTGAAAACCGGAGCGCGGACGATGCTGTAGTCGAGCGGGAGATCCGTGGTCCGCGGCTCGTTCGTCGTTTGGCCAGCGAAGTCGGCGCTGGCCTTGCGGGCGCGCTCCAGATCATCGGCGAGCTTCGATACCTCTTGGGAGAGCGCCAGCATCTCGGGCTGCTTCAGCGCAACAGTGGCGAGCGCATCCGCAAGCTGACGAGCTGCAACCGCGCCGCCTTCACCGCCTGCGACGAGCGTCAGGCGCACGCTATCCGCTGACGTGCCGACCTGCTTCAGAGCCTCGTCGAGGATCGTCAAGTTGCGCGTGGCGTTCGGCCCGCCGCGCGGGTCCATCACCACGTCGCCCGTCTGCGCGGCGCGCCCCTGCGCTGTCCGGAGGCGCTCCGCCAGCGCCGTACGGCTGTCCACCTCGGCAGACCGGGCCCCGGCCGCGTTCGCCGCGTCCTCGACCTGCTGCTGCAGCGTGCGGACCTGCCCCCGCTCGTTGAGGTCGTTCAGCCGCTTCGTGGAATCGATCAGCCGGTCGACGGCCTTCTTGTGCTCCTCGACCTGCTCGGCCGCCCGCGCCTGGTAGAGGGTGTAGCCCGCAATCCCGACGCCAGCAGCCGTCAGCGCAGCGCCGAGTGGCCCACCGAGGAGCCCGACCAGCCCCGTGAAGGCGCCACTCGCTGCCCGCGCCGCCCCTGCCAGCGCGACCTTCGCCCGGCTGTTCTGGGCTATCGCTGCGGCTGCGTTCGCCTGCGCCGCCTGCTCGGCGAAGTAGGTCCGATTGAGCACGGACTGCGCCGCCTCGACCTGCTGGATCGCAGCCACCCGCTGAGACGCGGCAGACGTGCCCACCTGCCCGGCAAGTCCTCCAAGACGGCTCTCAGCCTCGTTGAGCGCCTGCTGAGCCGCTCGGCGCTGAGCGGCAGCTGCAATCGCCTTTGCATCCAGGTCGGCCTGGACACGTGCCCGCTTCTCCGCCGCGGCGATGAGCGTGTCGTTCGCCCGCACCTCCGCGGCAACGACCTTCTCGGCCTGTCCCGCCACCGCGGCGCGGGCCTTGCTGATCTGGTTGTCGAGATCGGCGAGCTTCCGCCCAGCCTTGTCGCGCTCGGTGGCCTGCGCGTCGCCAATCCGGCGCTCGACCTCGATCAGCCGCTTTTCGCTCTCGTTGAGGATCCGCCCCTGCTCATCCCGCTGGCCGGAGAGGACCGGCAGGCGGTCCATCTCTGCCTGCCGCCGCTGCATGGCGATCGGGATGAAGTTCGACGCCGTCGGCCGCGAGCGCTCGCGCGCCATGGCCTCGTCGAGCGCCTCAATGTTCCGCTTCGTCAGCGCGATCGTGGCGTTGGTATCGGCGAGCTTGTCGCGCTGCTCCACCACCTTGTAGAGCGCGTCGTAATAGCCGCCCTGCTGGCGCCGGGAGACGTTCACGCCAGCATTCGCCGCCGCCTGCTCCAGAGCGGGGCGCTTGGCGATGATGTCGTTGAGCGCCGCCTCGCGCTTGGCAAGGGTGTCCTTGGCGGAGACGACGCGGTTGGCGGCCGTCTGCGACACCTGGGCCGCGACCGTCTCTGCATCAGCCCGCTTCAGGAGAGCAGCAGCCTCGCGCTCGGCCGTCTTCGTGGACGCTTCGCGGAGCTTGTCGACCTGCGCGGCTTGGCGCTCGTAGGCCTGCTGCACGTCCGGCGCGGCCTGCCTAAACCGCGGTTGGGCATCGAGATCCTTGAGGGCGCGCTCGGCCTGCTCCAGGTCGCGCTGCGCGATTATGCGGGCCTCGTGGGCCGCCTGCTGCGTGGCTTTGGCCGCATCCAGCCCTCCGCGGGCACTGGCGCTCGCGCTCTGGAAAGGCGCCGCCACACGGGAGCCGGCACCGGTCAGCAGCCGGGCGCCAAGCGGGCCGGCGAGCGCCGCCACCGCAATGGCTGCACCGTCACCGATGTTGTCGAGGTTGCGGGCGACGAACTCGAGGCCGCCCACCAGCGCCTTCGTGGCGCCGATGCTCTTGTCGACATTCCCGATGTAACGGGTGAGTGCGTTGTCGATCTGCTGGATGCCGGCAGCGATCGTCGGCGTCGTCCGGGCGAAGATGGTGTCGACCTCCTCGCCCGCGTTCATGATCGCCTTGAACACGCGATCCGCGGTGAGCTTGCCCTCGGCGCCCAGGTCACGCAACGCGCCGACGCCGACGCCGAATTCCTTGGCAATGGCCTGGATCAGGACCGGGCTGTTCTCGGCGATGGACTTCAACTCGTCGCCCGCCAGCCGGCCAGAGCCGAGGGCCTGCGAGAGCTGCGTCGCGATGGATGCCGATTCCGAAGAGGTCGCGCCGCCGGCCTGAAGGGCCTTCTGCGTGATCTCGACCACGCGCAGGATCTGAGCCTGAGACGCGCCGAGGTTCGACGCCGACAGCGTCATCCGCGAGAAGATGTTCGCAGTCGCCTCGTAGGAGGTGCGGGTCCGCTGGGCGGTCTGGAAGATCTGGTCATCGATCTGTGCCCGCTGCGCCTGGACCGGGATCACCGCCGTCAGTCGGTTCTGGATGTTGGTGGCCTGATCCGCGTAGTTCTTGAAGGCATTAAGCGCCACGCCGTCGGCGAGCCCGCCCACCGCAGTGCCGAGCAGCGTGAAGGCCTTGTTGAGGGCCGGGACGCTGGTCTCAGCCCGCAGCGCCGAGATCGCTACGGCGTTGAGCGCGGAGTTCGACCGGCCGAACGCTTCGCCAGCGCGAGACGCCCGCTCGGCCGAGGTCGAGATCCCGTCCATGGACCGCTTGACCTTCGACCCGGTCTGCTCCGAGATCGAGGCCATGCCGCGCATGTCGGTCTGAAAACGCTCGACACCGAACGTCTTCAGATAGACCTCAACGCTGCCGACGGTTGCGACCATCAGGGATTCCTGACCACGTTCGCACCAAGCCGCCGGAAGAACTCCCGAGCGCCGACGTTCCGGCTCTTGGGTTCACCTGCAGGGAAGACTTGGTCGTAGGGCGGGAGCTTCGCGAAGCCTGTCAGCGAAGCCGTCATGTAGGCAGCGGACTGCGTGTTCTCGCGCTGCGTGGAGCGCCGACCGTTGGCGATCCGATAGACCTCGGCCGGCGTGTGGATCAGGATCTCGTCGGTCAGGAGCCCGGCTGCGTATCCGACCCTGACGGTTCGCTCGATGATGTCGAGTCCATCAGGGTCTCGCGAGGGTCCAGGTTTTCGTCTCCATCGAAGATCGCGCCTTTTTCACGAAGGCGAGCGTTGCGCTCCTCAATGGCATCCCGCTCCTTCTGCTCGGCGAGCAGGGTCGCGTAGTCCTTGCCGGTGACGCCGAGCACGAGCGCGTCGATGATCGGCTTGCGGGCGTCGGCAATTCCGAAGGGCGGATCGTCGAAGCTGATGCCGGCGTAAGGCTTGCGCCCGTCAGCCTGCTTGAGACCGGCCCGCAGGCAATCGAGGATGGCCACCGGATCGCTTACCGCAACCCGCGTGTTCAGCCGGTCCATGAAAGTCTCGACCGCATCCTGGTCGAAACCCAATTCGTTGCGCACTTTCACGGGCGTTGGCTCGCCGTATTTCTCGCGAAGCACCACGAGGTCGGCCAGCCGGAAGCGCAGGTAGGCCCCCTCTCCCGCGAGGAAGAAGGGCACCTTGTTCTGAGGGTCGGTCATGGCGCGCTATCAGGTCCGAGCGTTCGCCTCTTCGATCACGGGCCCGGAGATGCGGCCAGACACGGCGCGGCGCCGCGGGTCGCCGCCGGAGCCCATCCGGTAGGTGTGGCCGGTGAGCGAGAGCGTGAACCGCACCTGAGTGTCGCTCTCGTCGGGGTCAGGCTGCACGGTAATCTCCACCGAGGAGCCGTTGTCGTAGGCCGCCTTGATCGCCGTCTGGCTGGCGTCGTCGCCGAGATGGAACATCACGATCTCGAGGCTCTGGCCGTCCTTGAGGCCAGCGATGTAGCGGATCTCCTTCGAGCTGAGCGGGGTGGCGTTCACCTCCGGGCGGCTCTGGGCGATGTCGCCAATGGTCTCGACCTCGTTGAGGACAGCCCCCGCCCCGGCGCCCGTGCCCACCTTGTAGAGCACGATGGTCCCGCCGTTGATCGTGACACGATCTACCATGTCTTTCTCCTCTGTCTGGATGCGCGGGAAGAACCACGATCGCCACGGCGCCGCGCACGCAGGCTTCGGGCGGTGGAAAGTGTCAGGGCGTCTTGAGGCCCTTGAGGACGCTGTTCAGCACCTGCTCGCCGGCCTGACGCGCGACCTCGTCCTTGGTCTGCTCGAAGGCCGGCCGCATGAACGGCTTCGCCCGAGCGCCAGGATGCATCTGCCCGCTGCCGCGGTTCGGCTGCCAATGCGGCGCCGTTCCGAACTCGACGAGATGGCCCGTGGAGGCGTGCTTCTTGCCGCGGATCGGTCCCGGGCCGTGGTGTCCTGCCCCCTCTCCGCAACGCCGAGCGAGGCGGACAGCTTCCCGGTCTTGTTGCTACCGTTCGACGCCTGATTGGACTTGGCGGCCGCCACGAAGGGCTTCAGCGCCTCGCCGCGCGCGGCCCGCATCTGCCCGGCAGTCGGTCGTCGCGACAGGGCCTGGAACATCGCGCCGAGGTCTTTGAAGTCGCCCATCAGGCCGCCACCGGCTCGGTCGTCCAGACGTAGAAGTCGATGATCGGGCGGAAGACCGAGGCGTCATCCGCGTGCTCGGCATAGTCGGAACCCGTCGCCATCATCGTGACGCGCAGGTCGCCAACAGTGCCCCGGAAGTCCTTCAAGGCGCGCATGACGGCCGCCCCCAGGTTCTCCGCGGCCGAGAAGCTCTTAGCGCGACATTCGATCTGCACGCGCGATGCGATGAGCCCCGTCGATCGAGCCAGCCCGTAGGTCGGGCCGCCGCTGATCCGGTTGACCACAATGTCCGGCAACGTGCCGTTCTGCGGGCCGACACCAGGGTTGATCCGCTGCCCGACGATGGCGGTCACCGCGGCGTTCGGCTGCCGAAAAGCTTCGTCTGGTAGGCCCCGATCGCGCTGATGAGGTCGAGGATCGGCGTGCCGAGGGCGAGGTTGGACAGGCCGTTGACGCCATCCATCAGGCGCCCGCGGAAATGGATCACGTCGCTCTCGGGCACGATCAGGTAGCTCTCACCGAGCACCGCCAGATCGTATTCCGTGACCGCCACGATCTCGTAGAAAATCCGCCCGCGGTCGCTCACACGCATCCGGCACCGGCCGGGCATGATCGGGATGTACTCTTCGATATCCCCTTCAACCGTGCGCGGCGTGTATACGTAGGCGTTCTGGGCGGTCTCAAGGTGAAGCACCACCATCCGCCAGAACTCGACCCACGTCATCGCCGTGTCGTTCGGCTTGGTCATCAGCCGGTAGGCGATCGGGTTGGAGCCCGCCTCGACCATATCCCAGCCGCGGGCGCTCCGCCGGCGCCACATCAGCATCTCGGCTTTCGACAGATCGCGCGCCTTCACGTCGGCGCACATGATCATCAGAGACAGGCCGGTGGCGCTGCCGCGATAGTAGCCGCTGCCGACGCCGAGGAAGCCGAGATCGTCCCAGCCGCGGTCGTACATCTCGCGGACGATCGTCTCGCGCGGATCGGTCGCCGGGCCTGAGTAGACGAGCTGGCCCGCCTCATCCGACTTGGCGAGGCCAGCCCACATCTCGGCTTCGGTTTGGCTCATCGGCGGAATACCGTGACGAGAAGGGAGGTGAGACTCACGCCGAGCGCGAAACAGGCTAGGCCGAACGAGATGTCGCTTGCGGTCATGCGTCGAATCCGATCAGGCCGCGCTCAAGGTAGATGTTCGGCTTGATGACCTTCACGCCGCCGGCGATGTTGCCGGCCTCGGCCTGCAGCCGGGCCGCGTTCGCCGAGATCAGGGCGTCCATGCCGTCGATCGACTGCCGGGAGCCCTTTTGCTCCTTCTTGGGGAGCACGTTGTCGTTGGCGTCGCGGTAGCCCACCACGTTCCCGGCGCACCAAGATGAGATCGGGTTGCCGTCGTGCTGGAAGCGCTCGGGATCTTGGTGCCGGGTCGCGATGTCGTCGGTCGCGTAGGTGATGTGTTTGGCGACCTTCGGAACTATGTAGGCGGCGTAGCCCTCGGCCTCGACCTCGCCCATCAGGTAGTCGGCCTGGTGCTGGTCGAAGGCGAAACCGGCCACGTTATGCCCGCGGACCATCGCCAGCACGTCGTTCCGGATCGTCGGGTGGTGGACGTGGCTGCCCTTGGTCAGCGTCAGGTGGCCGGCTCGTGCCCAGGCCGCGAATTGGTCGGCGTACCGGTCATCCTGGAAGCGCACCGATCGCTCGGGCAGCCAGTACCGGAACACCGCGTAAAGCACTTCCTCGACGCAGATCAGGAAGCAGGCCGCGTTCAGATCCGAGTGGCTCGCGAGGTCGACGCCGACTAACATCGGGTATCCCCGGAGCGCGTCGAGCGTGAGCTTCGGATCCCCGCAGGCGTCCCATGACTCCACGGAGAAGAGGTTGCCCGCCGCCCGGCTCCAGATGTTCAGCCGGGTCCGCTTGTACTCCTGGAGCTTCGCCTCGCTCTTCCGTGCCTCGCGCTCCTCGGTCTCCAGCGAGACGGGATTCAACGAGATGCCGAACAGCGGGTTGAGCTTCTCCACGATGATGGGATCGAAGCGGCGCTCCTCATCCTCCACATCGGCCGCGTACATCGCGATGAAGACGCGGTCGGCCCGCATCTTCCCCTCCAGCACCTGCTGATCGCTCTTCCAACCGTCGTAGGCGGGCCCCGTAGCGTTCCGGCCTGCCGTGGAGATGCCGAGCCACAGCGGCTGCAGGCGGGCGCCCTGGGTGGTCTTGATGACGCCGATCACGTCCTGGTTCTGCGCGTGAACCTCTTCGGCGAGCACCACGTGCGGGTTGAGGCCGTCGAGGTTCGGTGCGCGGCCGGCGAGCAGCTTCAGCACCGCGTTGTGCCGGCGGAAACGAATCTCCTCGTGCGTGCCCTTGGCCAGCGTCCAGTCGCGCAGCTCGGCGACCTCGTCGATTGTGTGCCGGATCGCCTTGAGCGGAATGTCTGCCTGCCGCTCCGAGCCGGCGATGATGACGCCCTCAGCTCCGGGCTCGCCCTCGAAATTCTGGCAGTAGAGGACGACGATCTTGGCGAGTTCGGTCTTGCCGTTCTTCCGGGGCACCCAGAGCGCCACCTCGCGCGTCCAGCGCCGGCCGGTGTCGCGCTCGCGGAAACCGAAGATCGCCGCCAGCCACCAGCACTGCACCGGCTCTAGGACGATGGTGCCCTCGAAGCCCTTGCTGTGCGGCAGCGTCTCACCGAAGGCGCAGACATCGGCGACCCGGTCCGCGTCGTAGATGAACTCGGAGCGTGGCTTCCGAGCCTCCTGAAGCATGTGCAGGAAGCGAATGCAGGCCAGCCGTTCCCAGCGACAGGCCGTCACCGCCTCCTGCACGACCGCCTGGCAATACCATTCGGCATACCCGGCGTAGTCGGGCGTCGGATCCCCTTTGAAGTCGATCAGCGCGAACCGCTGATCAGCGACGGCCCGAGAAACCGAAGCGCGCGTACCGGTTGACGGGCGCTTCTATCGGCGCGGAGATCGGCTTGTCGAGGTCATCGATCGCAAGCTCTTTCTCGGCACGCCTCATTTCGTTGAACCACGAGGCCCGGGGCGTCCGGCCTTCCTCGCTGATGCCCGTGATCTGATCGACGAGGCTGGCGTAGCGGCTCAGCGCCATGTGCTTGGCCTTCGACAGCCGGCCAGCGTGCCAGAGCAGTCGAGCAAGCTCGTCGTAGGTCTTGCGCGCCTTGTCCGTCTTGAGCACGAAATCGCACGCGGGCAGCGTGCGGAAGCCCGGATGCGCAACAACCTTAGGGTCTCCTTGGCCTACTTGCGCTGGATCGCTTCGGACGCTCATAGTTGAGTGCCTGCAATTGCACCAAGGCCGGAGACAATTTCATGTGGCCACGCGATCGGTATACCGGCCCTAACGGCGGGCTTTACACAGGGCCAGGGGGCGGGCTCTACACAGGACCAGGCGGCGGCGCTTATTCAGGACCAGGTGGCGGCCTGTACTCCGGCCCCGGAGGCGGAATGTATACTGGCCCAGGAGGCGGATTGTACACGGGGCCCGGCGGAGGGTTATATACCGGTCCGGGCGGAGGCATGTACACCGGCCCTGGTGGTGGGCTTTATTCTGGACCTGGCGGAGGCTTATACACAGGCCCCGGAGGCGGGTTGTACACGGGAGCCTGCAATGACCACTATAAAAGCAATCAACCACCGCTGAATGCGCTCGTAGCATATCTGCGCAAAAACAATCAGGTCGCGCTGCTTGGATTACTGGAAAGGGTGCGCCTTATCTGAGTCGCTTCGGCCTTTCCGATGGGTTATCGCACCAGAGCGGCAGCAGATAGATCTGCCCGTGTTCGCGAGCGTAGACCTGCATCGCCGCCTTCAGTCCGTTGTGATGGTGCCAGCAGAGACTTTGCAGGTTCGCGGCCTTCAGCCGGTCCCCACCATCGTCAATCGGTATCTTGTGGTCGACCGCATCAGCGAGTCGCTGACGGCCTTCCTGAGCGCAGAAGACACAGAACGGGTGGCGTCGCCGATGCCGCTCCGATGTCTTCCGCCAGAGGTTGTCGTAGCCCCTTCCCGCCGTCTTCGGTCTTTCAGGCTCTGGCGCTCGCACGACCCGAGCCGCTGGCGTGGCTCGTCGGCCGAGGATCGTCGGCACCCGGTGATCTCCAGAGGCAATTTTCCGTATGGCGGTTTGGATACCGTCGTTCCGGGGAATGGGCAACCGGAATTTTACGATTCATCTCAATGCGTTGGTTGAAATACGCCGCACAACCGATTCTCGGGACAATAGATAAATCCTATTCTGCGACATTCTGTCATCGGAGTTATCTATCACGATGAGCATGCGTTCGCTGACCCGGAAAGAGAGCGTCATCCTCGCGCTGATTCAGGATCGGATCGTGAGCCAGCAGCCGTGCCCTTCGCTGCAAGAGATGGCCGAGACCATGGGGATGCGCAGCCGATCAGGGCCCCACCGACTGGTGAACGGGCTGATCGAGAAAGGCTTCCTCACGCGGAAAGGGCACGGCCTGCGGCTAGTTGAATTGCCCGATACCAGCCCAGCGGTGGCGATCGTCGAGAAGGAGGTGGTTCGCCGCGTGCTGCAGCCGGTCCCCATGCTCGTGCACGAACCGGTCGTCTCTCCGCACCCACCCAAGGATCGGGCGCGGCTCGCCACCACCCGGCGCAAGCGCACCTACGTCGTGGAGTTGGAGGCGGACGTGAACCGGCGGCTGCGGCTGATATCCGAGAACGCCGGCATTCCGGCCGAGGCGATTATCTCGCAGGCGCTGCGGGCCTGGATCATGGATGCGGATGAGAACGCTTAGCCACCGCTGGTGATCGGGCCGGCCGTCATGATGCGGTTGCCGCGAATGAATTCCGTCTCTCCGTGGAAACGGATCTCGTAGGTCTGCTGCAGGAAATCGGTTTCTGCACTCGGCGCATTGCCGAAAAGATCTCTGATCTCCTCGATCACGCCCTCACGCTGGCTGCCGTCGCGCATGTCGACACGAACGCGGTGGTTGGCGTCGTAGGCCTCGCGCAATTGATCGCGGAGAGGGGCTTGGCGCGCTTCTTCAGCTTCCCTGCTCATACTTCCTCCTTCGCTGCCGCCAGCAGCACGTCGAGATCGGCCGCCGATAGCGAATGCGATCCCACCGGTGTGTTCGGGAACCACGTCAGCGTCCAGAGACAACCGGTCTCGATCGCTTTCTGCCGCTGCTCTGGGCTCACCCATTCGTCGTCGTCGAGATCGTCGGTGTAGCGCTCGACGGTCGCGTACGACGTGAGATGCGGATTGTGCTCCAACACCAGCCCGGCAGTGTGCTTCGGGAAATCGCTCGCGTCCATTTCATTCTCCTAACGTAAATTGCGCCTCAAGGCGCAGCCGCGCGCGTTCCAGCGCCGCCCAGATGCCAGGCGCTCGTTCAGGCAGGCGGGCTAGGTGTACGGTCCCGGCATGTGGTGCGACGGATCGACTCTGAAGCGTTCGGGCTCTTTGGTCCAGGCTTGGCAGATGCGTTCGTAGGGTGTCAGGCCGCGTAGCGTCTTGAGGCGGCGGGCGTGATTGTAGGCATCCACGAAGAGCTGGAGGTGATCTCTGAGCTGATCGTGGCTGTCGTAATGGTAGCGTTTGACCGTCGCATCCTTGATCGTGCGGTTCATCCGTTCGACCTGGCCGTTGGTCCAGGGATGGTTCACCTTGGTGAGCCGGTGCTCGATGTCGTTCTCTGCGCAGACGCGGCCGAAGATGTGCGCGAAGGCATAGGTATCCTTCTTGCGGTTGGTGAACTGAATGCCGTTATCCGTCAGGACGATGTGGATGCGGTAGGGCACCGCCATGATCAGATCGCGCAAGAACTGCGCTGCCTCCATCTTGCCA